CTGATAGTCAACTTGCTGTTCTCAACTGAGGTTTTGACCGATGGCACTTAGAACAAGTCAACGCCTCTTGTTGGCAAAAATTGAGAGCAGCTATGGCACTGACCCGACGCCAACGGGCTCAGCAAACGCCATTCTTGTGCGCAGCCTAGAGATCACGCCTTTTCAATCTGACGTTGTTGAGCGTGAGCTAGTTCGTGGCTACATGGGTAACTACGAGACACTTCATGCAAGCCAGCGTGTTGAGGTGACGTTTGAGGTTGAGATGGCTGGCTCAGGTGCAGCTGGCACGGCTCCTGCTTACGGCCCTTTGCTTAAAGCTTGCGGCAATAGCCAGACAATCGTCAGCAGCACGTCTGTCACTTATGCCCCTGTAAGCAGCAGCTTTGACTCGGCAACGCTGTACTTCTTTCAAGACGGCGTGCAGCAGAAAGTAACTGGCGCTCGCGGTTCATTTTCAATCAGTGCTGAGGTTGGGGCAATCCCGACCATCAGCTTCACAATGGTTGGCCTGTTTAACGCGCCGACAGACGTTGCTAACGCGACGCCGACGTATCAGAACCAAGCTGATCCGGTTTTGTTCAAGAACGGCAACACCACCAGTCAGCAACTGTTTAGCTATGCAGGTGCTGTGCAGTCGTTCAGCTTTGACCAGAACAACCAGACTGTTTATCGCGAGCTGGTTGGCGGCACAAAAGAAGTGCTGATTACTGATCGTCGTCCTGGCGGCAGCATTGTTATTGAGGCCGTCACGATGGCAACCAAGAACTACTTCACCGCAATCACAGGTTCTGCCACTGGGAACAACACTTTCCAGCACGGGCAAACGGCTGGCAACATTTTTACGTTCAGCGCACCTCAGACCGATTTGTCTGCTGTTACCTACTCAGATTCTGACGGAGTGCAGATGCTGAACTTTGACTACACAGCAACTCCAACAGCAGCCGGAAACACAGAATACTCATTGGTATTGACTTAGTGCGCTAGTTTTGGGGTGAATTATTCCTTTTATGGGATTCGTCCTCAAAAAGTCCAACACCTACAAGTGGCCCGTTTCCGTGGATGTCCCTGTTGATGGGGGCAAACACGAGCGGGTCACTTTTGACGTTGAGTTCAAAGATCTTACGCAAAGCCGTCTGCTTGAGATTGCTGAGCTGAGCGGTGAAGGCAACTTGTCTGACGTTGAGATTGCCCGTGAGGTGATGACCGGCTGGGCAGGCGTAGAAGACGAGGACGGCAAAGAGTTGCGCTATAGCGTGACCAAACGTGACGAGCTGCTTGATGTGCCAATGATGGCTAGTGCCATTGCCGGCGCTTACTTGGAGAGCAAGCAGGGAGCCAAGAGAAAAAACTAGAGGAGGCCGTTGAGTATCTGTTCAACGGCCCTGATGATCAGTCGCAGCTA